ATGTTATTGAGGTATTCCCAACTGTCACCGGCGTGAAAATTCGCGGGCCACTGGTGATGGCCGAGCCCGCAAGGCGCGGATTGCCCACGAAAACAGCGGGAAACGTCCAGGTAGTATCCCCGCCGGTGCTCGGTGTCCTGCTGTCCCAGCAAAGCTGCGTCCCGTCCGCGAAGCGAGCATAATCTCCGTTGGTGTTGCTGCCCTGCTCGATCACAGCACCCGTGGGATCACCACCGGACTGGCTGACCGTGCCCAAGAGGTTACCGGTGTCGTAGACGCGCCGCCACGGTTCAAACCCACCGGACCCCTCGTAACGGTGAAACAACTGCCCGGTTAGCGTCTGCGCGATCTGGTGCGTACGGCCCGCCGAGCGCTCAAGCGACCAAAGCCCCCCGAACCCGTCGCTGCTGAGGGCGGTCAACGCCTGCGGGCTGTCCGTGGTGTCGCTGTTGAATCCAAATGCCGCGCTACCGGCCGCATCGGCAACAGCGGCGTTAGTGACGCCTGCCCACTGCGTCATCCCGACCTTAAGCAGGCGATCCGCTGTCGTGTCGGTATTGGAGTTTTGAGCCAATTCACCCCAAGTAATTGCTTTGTTGTCACTAGCACTTGTATCAGCGATTACAAATTCGTCTGCCGAATCTATGTCGCCAATACTGATGTTTACTAGTTCAGAAATTTTTTGGTCTGCCATGTTCAACCTTTCATACTTTCAAGGTACAGTCTATCTAGTCGGATTATAGCGTTAACTTCCCAAGGACTAAGGCTGTTACCTGTTAATCTAGACCATGACTCTATCTCCTGAAAAGATATAGCGTCTGGTCCATTTATACCAGAAGACCTTGAGTTACTTAACTGTACAAAAAAGACCCACAAATTTTCTAGACCTTGAGGAAACTCTGGTGGAATTAGGTCTTCATGTTTTTTGCCAGTATTAGATTCAAGTAACTCCAAGTGCTCTCTTAGAGTAACCCCATTTTGATCTGTTCTACTTAATTGAAACGAATGTCGTGCGTATTCCTCAAGTTTACAGATCAGAGATTCGTAAAATCCACCGAATCGTCAAGCGCCTCCTGAATCTTATCCTTTACCCAAAAGACTTCCTCGTAAATCTGAGACGCAAGTTCTTTACTAAATTTGGGTTTTTTACCTTCCCAAGTAATATCCCAATTAACAGAAATTTTTACATAGAGGTCATGTTGGGCTTGATAAAGCTCTTCAGCCGTGAGGTAGTCCTTACGGTTCTTCTGCATCTTTTTGATACGATTATTGGCTTGCTCATGGACCACGGCCTTATATTCCTTAGTGTACGGAGCAAAGACTTCAATAGTCATGGGAGTGCCATCATCGTTTTCAATGGGCAGTTCTACAGTGATAATATCGGTTTTAGGTTTAGAGTCAGCAAGATCAGCCATCGGGTTTCTCCTTTCGGGTTAAAGTCGGGTAGAGTTAAGCGGGGAAAGCCAAGACCCGACAACTTGACCCTCCCCTACCCCCTTGCGAGGGATTAGGAAGTGCGGGTAATAGTAATGTTACTGCCTTCGGTAGAGTCATAAAGAGCCGTAAAACTCATACTGATAATACGACTATTAGGACCAGTTACACCAACTTCCGCACTGTTGATCTTGACCCTAGGGAAATAAAAGGTATAAGGGTTTGCACCAGTGGGGTCATTCACAGAGACCTCGATTTGTGTTTCGGTTTCATTTAGGAAACGGTTTACAAGGTCCGCATCTTCAAAGTATGCCGAGAGTGTTCCCTCAATTTCGGCACGACCAAACTCAAGTTGAGGGGCAAGGTCGCTACCAATTACAAATGTAGGACTAAGGGAGTTTTGAAGAGTGAAATCGAGACTTTGGATGTTTTCCACAGCAGAGAGGGATGCACCGGTGTCAGCAATACTTAGGTCGCCACTGTAACTATCAAAAGGTTTATTATTAGTTGGACTCGTGGTTGAGCTTGCAACAGTGGAAGAAGAAATACTCCCATCTTGTCCAACCATACTAAAGGTAGCAGTCACCATTTGGTTTGGTGCCATTGATACTGCCATACTACTCACAGCCATACCCGTAAAGAGACGATATTGGGAAATATCAAACGCTGCATCCTCAATACTCATATACTGAGGGGTAGTACCAACTTTAAGGGTATCAGTTGAAAAGGTGTTGAACATGGCACTTTCAAGGAAGGCATCATGTTCACCTTTGCGGAGGTCTACAACAATATCCCCACCCGCTTGACGATTACCGTGACGATCCACTCGTGGCATACGGTCAGGTTGAATGTCATTACCCTCAACACGCTCTTTTGTCAAATTTAGCGAGTGAGTCGAATAAGGGAGTTCAATGAGGGTGGGGGTATTTGGAGTAACTCCAAAGTTGGTTTCTTTTATATAACGAAGTCCCGAACGGGAGCCTTGAGAAAACATACTACTTCTCCTAGTCGTAACCGTAATTTTGTCTCCGCTCTCCAAGAGGATGAAATCTTCGTCATCCTCCTTTACAAGCGATCCTGTGGATAATTTAACTGTCATAACTATACCAACCTATTCTTATTGGCGTTACATACCAAGGTTTACTCATGTAAGAGTTTAGCCTTTCTGCGTAGTCAACTGACACGATCACACTACTGTAAGAAATGTCAGTGGTAGCGTCAAATCTGGATACTAGATCGTCAACAAGAATTTCAGTGTCAGTAGGGCCTTCATTTTCCGGTCTGTGGACTAAGAGAGTTACAATACCCTGATATCTCATTTGTGGGTTTGTGCCTCTTACAGCCGGTCTGCGGGAGGTTGGTTGAAACTGAAACTTGATAAATGGTGTCCCTGTTGTAGGACTGTAGTCAACATTTTCCCAAGCCACTACAGGGATATTGGTTGTATCGTAAAGCCTAGTCTCTATTGCAGTCCTAATATTGCTGTAGATTGACATTAACTGTTCCTAGACTTGGCTGTTTGTGCTGCTCTTTGTGCTATGTTAGAGTGTTCTCTGGCTGCTCTGCCATATGGTGCATACCCGTATCCAAACTCTACTTCGTCTTGGTATGTAGTGGCGTTAGAAAATACAACTCGCATAGTATCTGTTGGAAGAGACGCAATATCTGCAAGAAGTTTACTGAAACCTTGTTGGGCATATTGTTCATGCCTTGGGTGATCAAAAGGCCCTGTACCGGGAGGTCTCCTTTGCCCACTAGAGGTTACTGTTGATGGAACCTCAGATGTACCAAGATTGTGGTTAGTAATATATGTACCAGTATCAGAAGGAGAGTTATTTACAATTTCAGCGGACATACCTTCAAGGTACAAGTCTCTGTAGTCTTCAAGCATGTCGGACAGTTTTTGGAATTTACCATCTAGGCCACGATTGACTTGAATATTCAGCTTCATTCTCTAACCTGTAGTATGTAACAAACTGCCTCTTCACCAGACATAATCTGTGACACGGAAATTACAGTAACTTCGTCACCTTCCCCAGACAACGTGTCACCCGGTTCTGGCTCAGGGATTACATTTCCTGATGTGTCCGTGATAGGCATAGCAACTCGTCTATCACCCCTCAAGATACTATCCCCGTCAACTTCCTGAAGTCGGTAGTTGTAGGTGTAAACCCTGACAGTGTAAGAAGTCGTAGAACCACCTGAAACACCTACACCGGGGACATAAGACCCAACAGACCCTACATGGGAATATGTCAAGTCTTTGCCGTGATCGTTAATCAGGTAAGTGATATCAGCCGAGCGAAATGTCATTAACTGTCGCTACCATCGTAGTAGGAAGGGTCTCGAAAAGCACCATAGGGGTTTTCAAAGCGGTCTTTACGGAAGGAAGGTTGGGGTCTATCAGGATTCTTACGGTTTGTGTTAATTTCAGAGATAGAAATACCACCTGCATAGAGACTAAAAGCACTACCAGAAAACCTTTGGCCGTCTTGTCTCAGTTGACTGGACAAAAGTTTGTATTGTTTGGCAAGGTCGGAGTATTCAGCCCTCAAAGCCCCATCAAGGTCAATGGTAACTCGTCGGGAATACTTGGCTGCAATAGTGTTAGCCACATAGGATGCAGCATAGTAAATGTTATCACCAGTTTGGCTCAGGGCAAAGGTAATCTCTTCATCCTGAACCTGTTGGTCATTTGTATCAGTATCCCCGACAAGAAACCTTACAGAGTTCAAACGCTCTGAGGCAGTGTCGGTCCCAAGAGAAGTTTCATCATAGGACCAAGCCATT